GCACCTGTATTACCTACGCTTCCAGTATTTCCTGTAGCACCAGTGTTTCCAGCGGCTCCTGTAGGCCCTGTAGGGCCTGTAAAGCCTATTGCACCGACTGCACCATCAAGGTTAACTGTCCATGAAGTAAATGTACCAGTGCCTACAGTCTTGGTGACATTAAGCGTCAGCACGCCTGTGCCAGAATTGTAAGAAACAACATCACCAATGAAATAAGCGGATGTTGAGTTGGCAACAATTGTAGATTGTTGAACCGAATACTGTAAACCAGTTCCAATAGTAACTGTTTGTGTGCCGCTTACTGGCAGGGTGATAGACGAGGTAGAAGAAGTTTGGTACTTATCTCCTATAGGTCCTGTTGGTCCTGTTGCTCCAGTAGGCCCCGTTGAGCCAGTGTTACCCACAGCACCTGTAGGTCCCGTCTGGCCTGTTGCTCCAGCTGCTCCTGTTGGCCCTGTAACTCCCGTGTTGCCTTGCGAACCTGTTGGACCCGTTGGTCCCGTAATGCCAGTCGCACCAGTAGCGCCAGTGGGACCAGTGGTACCAATAGAACCAGTACCGCCAGTATTGCCTGTCGCACCGTTTGCTCCCGTCGCTCCTGTAGAACCTTGTGGACCAGTTGGTCCAGTAACACCTTGATAACCTTGAATGCCCTGCGGGCCAATAACGCCAAGTTCAATTGTTACAAACTGAGTTGAGCCAACGTTAAATACATTGGTAGTGGTTGGGATAAGAACAGTTGAAACGCTACTTGTAGTTACTCCCATTATTGGATCACACTCGCAGATACGACAAATGCGCCGTTAAGGATTTGATAAACATTGCCTTGTGGGTCAGAAAGATTAAAGGCATACTGATAGTTGCCAGATGGCAGAACATTTGGTTCTGTCTGGGCAGCGGTAAGGGTAAATGTTGTTTGGCCTAAAGCGCCTTGAATTGTGGCTTTGCCATTGGCTGTGGAAAGTTCAACAACAAGGTTGTTGGACACATCACGAACCTGCATGTCTGCGGTGTAGCCAGTAATGTTTACAGGCAGTCCATCGATCTGCCAGATGGGAGCAAGCGTAAAGGTTGTGCCATTGATGACACTGATGTTGTATCTACCTGCGTTCATCTTACTCCTGTGTTATGTAAGCGCCGTAGCCAGCGTTTGTAAGAATGGTTACTTCTGGATCGGTAAGAACATATTCATGTCCACCTAGATAGCAATAATCTGCTGATTGAGTATCCTGCACCGCAGGTGTACGCTCTGAAACTACAGCTGTGCCAAATACCAAAATGCTATTTGCGCGAGCAATTCTGTAACGCCAAAAGAGTATGCCAAAACCCGCTGGGCCTTCTTCGACCGTTGGTGGTTTAAATACATATGACATGCGTTACCTTTCGTGGGCGTTGCCGCCTAGCCCCTGAAAGGAAAAAGGGGCTAGGACAACAACTAACTCAGATTAAGAGTTGTGGATAGAAGCTGATGACTCGATACGAACCAAAGCTGCATCACGGTAACGTGCCCAGCCTAGAACGCCGTACCATCCGATTGGACGGAAACGCATCAACTTATCGGTGATTGGACCGAAGATTACATGTGGCTCTTCAGCAACTGCTTCTGCAAGTGCTTGCTTACCAGCAACAAGTGTACGGAATACACGAGTACCGCCAGAAGCNTGAACATAACCAGATGTTCCGAATGTGCCTGTAGCACCAGATGAACCAGTACCGTCAGTTGTGTTGTAGAGACGTGGTGACTCTACGAACATAGCACCTTCGTATGTGCCGATGGTGCCTGGCCAAAACTCAGATGCACCGTTCTCGGCNTACTTGTGGTCATCACGCCATCCGCCTGCGCCAGTTTCNGAGCGAAGGTCGNATGAAACTTCTGGGTGAATACCACACCAGTAGTATTCTCCCTGACGTGGGACAGCCTTGTTAGCACGTAGCTTAGCAACAGCAGTACGAATNTCGCGTGAGCGAATGACTGATGTTCCATCGATAGATGCTTGTGTTGTTCCGTTGGTGTATGTNCCAGCNTATGTTGAAACTGGNGCNGTTGATCCACCTGTAAGTTCAGCNATAGCGTTTGGTCCACCNANGAGTGTGTTGAGAACAACNGTNTCAAGNGAGTCAGCCATGTTGAAGGCAATAATGTCTGCAATAGCTGGNTCTACATCTGANANTGAGAACAACTCGAGCTTACGAGTNGCAAGAGAAGCGTTACCGTATTCAAGGAGTGAAACGGTGATTGGTGTTGTGTTACCAAGAGCTACAGCATCTGGATCAACGTCTTCTGAGAGTGAAGAAGTAACAGCTGACATATCTGTGTAGATCTGGAATACAACAGATGAACCAGGCATAGCCTGTTGTACTGGGCGCTTATCTGCAACGTCGCGGATAAGTGGGACAGCACGGAGAGCAAACTCTACATAGCGATCATAAGCGGTTTGTACTAATCCTGGAATACCAGAGGTAGAACCGATCGAGTCTGTATATTGATTTGCCATTTGTGTCACCTACTTTCTATAGGGTTAGTGTGCGAATGGGTTTGATTAACGTCCGCGACCAGTGATCTTTTGTCCAAAAACAAGCATGTCAAGTTCTTCTCTGGATTTAACGCCAGCCAGTTTCGAGGCAGTATCTGCATCTCGAGACGGGGTATTTGCGTTTTGAAGAGCAGCATTGATACGCTGAGTTTCACGGACATTTGGAGATGGTTCATCGGACGGAGCAGATTCAGGTACGGCAAAGCCGAACACATCAGCGTTCTCGCTAAGCCATGCATCAATCTGTTCAGGCGTACTTACGTCGCCAGGAATGAACTTGGCGATCTTGTTAGATACGCCCTTCTGTTCCAACACTTCTTTGACAGAACGACCACGAAGGTCAGCCTGGATGGTTGCTAGCTGTTCAGCCAGTTCCTTCTTTTCACGCTCAGCCTTTTTCAAAGCCTTGCGTAGGTTTGCCGGACCATTTTGATCGTTAGTATCAAGTAGGTCTAGGTCGTCTTCATCTTCGTCGTATTGGTTTGCCATGTGGCACTCCCTTTTCTCTTTGGTTGATCGCAGGCCATAACATTCTCCAGGGGAAGAGGTGTTAGCTCCTACTACCAGTCTGTGTTACACACGCCGGATGCTGGTCAGTCCGTGTGGAAGTTAGTTGTTAGGAAACGCCTTCTTGCTCGCTGTAGAGGCTGCCCTTTGATGCGCCAGAAGAACCAGAGAACTGATTAACTTCTTGTTGCTGTAGGCGCTGTAGGTTGAGCGTTGCTTGCGCAGCGGTCATGCCATTGATGTTAGCGCCAGTCTGGGCGGCAAGAAGTTCGTTACCTACCTGTGATGGTTGCATGCCGTACATGTTGGCCAAGGTCTGTGTTTGACCAATCTGTGTACCAATGTTCTGGTAAGCGGCTTGAGCCTGTGCTTGGCTTACGCCTTGCGCAGCAAGAGTCATGGCGTTCTGCTGGTTAAGGGCAAGGTTCTCACGACCTGCTTCGCCCTGTAGTTGCGACGCATTAACCTTCTGCTGGATAACTTCGGCAGAGGTGGCAGGGTCAAGCAGATGGGCAACCATATCGCCAGTGGTAAGACCAAAGTTCTGTTGTAACTGTTGCGTAACAAAAGGATCTGTGTTGGTAATTGCTGTCATGGCAGCGTTTACGCGATCGTTCATTTCATTTGGTGCAACGTCAGCGGCGATCAACTTGCCAAGATAATCAGTTGTCATAAAGCTGGCTGGTAGACCAGCACGGGCTGCAACTTGCTTGTAAGCCTGCTCTGCTGAGATGTACTGTGAAACTGTAAGTGGGTTAAGGCCAGCGGCTTGACGGGCTGTATTACCCGCAAAGCGGGTTTGCCATGCTGAACTTGCTGCTTGCAAAGCAGCGGTAACCGTTGGGTCATTGCTGGTGTAACCGCTTGGGTTTTGAAGCAACTGAGCGATAACCGATGGATCTGTAGACACATTCTTGTAAAGCGTTGCTACGAGGCTACCAAAGTCTGCTGGCAAGCCAGTAATGCCTTGTGACAACTGTTGCATAAACGCAAGGGTTGCATCTGTCTGAGCAGTTGGTGTTACCGCTGGTGGTATGGTAGGCGCTGCAGCGGCTGTTGGTGCTACAACCTGACCATT